CCCGTATGCGAAAAACAAATATATTCAGAAGCAATAAATCCAAAGTGATCATAATATTGAACACGTAGCGTAGGCACCCCACTCGCTCCAACGTGCGTTTTATAAATAACCTTGGCAACCTCATATCGCTCTGGTTTTATTTCTGCCGCCATGATTGCGGCATTACTCGCTGTTTTGCCGTGAGCTTCTTTTTCCTCAAATTCAAATATATGACCACATTTACATTCAGTCGCACCAATAAATACAGGCTCGCGGCAATTAGGGCATATTTTTTGCGGCGCAATAACCGGCTTGCCATCGTCTTTTTTATTCTTACTACGTGGCATTTCTATTAAATCAACCGCGCCAAATCTTTCAATATTACCGGCGTAGTCTAGCACGAGGCAATTTGGCTTTTTTCCCGCCGCTATTGCTGCGAGCCTATTTTCATCAGTTGATAAATCATACCCATGCGCATAAACTGGCCTTGAGCCACGTCCGCATATCTGAATATAAAGTGATGCTGATTGTGTGGCGCGTAGAAATATTAAGCAATCAACATTAGGTATGTCCGTCCCAGTTGTAAGCACCGCATTGTTAACAAGCGCATACCTGCCTTTTGATTTGCGAAACTTATCTAGCATTTTTGATCGTTCAATTTGGGGCGTTTCTCCAGTTATTACGTCCGCATCCCATCCGCGTGACCGCAATTCGTCACGAACATGAAAGCTATGGTCGACACCTGCGCAGAAAAATAAAAAGTGCTTTCTGTTCTTTGCTAATACTTCTATTTCACCTATGGCCTCTTTTGTTAATTCGTCACGGTCTAGGGCTTCTGCTGCTTGTTTTAAATTATATTCTCCAGCCAGCGTCTTAACATTGGATAAATCCGCTTGTATCAAGCTGCTTTTACTGATTAATGGTGATAAATAGCCACGCTTGACTAAATACCCCACTCCTATCTCATAAATAATATCAGTGAATATGGCGTTTTTCTGGTCGATTAAACTACCCCCCTTTTCACGCCATGGGGTTGCTGAAAATCCTATTACTTTTAAGCATGGATTAGCCTTTTCTAACTCATCAATAAGCTTCATATACATGCCCGAATCCTTTGGTGAAAGGAGTTGGCATTCATCGACAAGTAAAAATGCTCTATAGCCTAATTGATGGCCTTTTTTATACATAGATTGCACGCCGCCACACACTATAGAGGCCCACGGTTGCTTTTTACCAAGCCCAGCGCTGTATATACCAACTGGCGCATCCGGCCATTGCGCAACAACTTTTTGATAATTTTGGCTTACTAAGTCCGCAACATGAGTAGCCATGATTATTCGCTCCCCTGGATATTGTTGCAACACCCTGCGAATGAACTCACCTACCAATAAACTCTTTCCACTACCGGTTGCCGCCGATATTATAGGGTTGCCAGTGTTGCCATCATCATAATATTTGAATATAGCGTCAACGGCCTCTACTTGATAATCACGAAGTTTCATTTAATTTAATCCTTGCTCACCTTCTATCAAGTACCTAATTGTTGTCAGCGTAGACTCCCTTACCCATGGGATAGTCCAGTTGGCCCTTAGATCATGCATAGAGACTTCAATTTCAAGAATTTGTACACTTATCAGGTCACCTTGTGACTTTTTAGCTTCTAATTGATCTAATGGCCATGAAAGTAACATTCGAGCTCGCAATGGTTTGTTTGCAATGATTGCTTCTTCTGCCAATTTGTAGAATCTACATAATTCAGTCATATCTACTTTTCCAATTGTTTATTAATTTCCGCTGCGACCTCATCGCAATCATGCTTTGTCATCATTACATTTACGGCTTCATCAACAAAATTAATCCAGCATTTGTCTTTTTCAACATGTGCATTTAAGAATGTTATATTTGAGGCCATAAGCCACACTCCGAATACTGTTATTAACATTTTATTTTTCCTCACTTAATGGATTAAAGAATTGATTGTTTAGCCGCAGCCAATGGTTCTCTGTAATATAGTTTTTTCATTGTTTACCTATAAATTAAATTATCTTATACATACCTTATATAATAAAATATCTTACACCGCAAGCAAAATGATTATAATTTTATATCTTACACCGCAAGCAAAATGATTATAATTTTATATTTTTATTTATAGACGGGCAATTCTCTGAAAAATCACACCATTTGCATTTATACCAGGATGGATTGGTAGATACGCCCCCCGGCGCAGATGGATACTTTGCAATGCGCGCGGCCTTTTCACGTAGTAGCATGGCAAATTTGGGATTCTCATTTGTACGCAATGATTGAAACGCGCGGCTACCAGCCTTTGCAACCGTCATGTAATGGCGGGTTGTACCACTATAATGCATGTAAGTTATCGCCTGGCAGTAATAATTATAATCCCACTGTTCTAATACTTCTTTTTCGTCAAATTTATCTTTTAATTTTAAAAGCGCATCATAAAATTTCTCGTTTTTTACTTTATGCTCCCATATATGCATAGCCTTTGGGGCTTGTGATACGCCAGTTATCAACCCATCCCAATGACCCTTGTAATTGCCCTCTAAATCAGAAAATCCTAACTGCCGACCGTTCTCATCATGGGTAATTAATTCAACACCCGGAACTTGCCGAATATATCCAGCCATTAAATCCTCACCGCGATAGCCATCGTTTGCAGCAAGAATTAATGGAGCCTTGCGAGGCTTTGCAAGCTTGGCATGTCTGTATTGCATCCATAGTTTTAGTTCGCATTCGTCACCTATGGAGGAAGCTCCTATATAATTACGTGGAGTCTCTTTTGCCGACTCTTCTTCTATATGTTGGTATATCGCATCAAGAATCAAATCAGGCTGTTGCGGGGCTTTAATTATCACTTGTCACCCTCTAAAAATACATCAGTTAAATCGCGAATAATAGAAAAATCACGATGCATATCGTTGTTATTTGCAATAGATTTAATGCGCTCAAATATCACAGATGCATCATCAATCCGTTTTAATAACGTATCAAGATGCACCTTGTTCAATTCAGCACCACCATTTTCAACCATAATTCTAATCTCTTTGACATTCATTTTATTAACTCCCTGTTAAAAAAGGAGGGCTTTTACACCCCCCAATATACTATTAACCCTTGTTATGCCAGCTAGGCGCGCCAGATTGCGGCTGTCCGGCCGGATGGCCGCCCCGTTGTGGCTGCACGTTATTATTATATTGAGGTTGGCCAGCAGGTTGCGCGCCTTGCTGCGGCTGGCCTGTAATTGGCTTCAACCCCCTTAATACTCCATTTCTATAAGGATTGCCGTTTTTATCAGTGGTGGATTGATTAGTAACATCAAGAGTTCCGATAAATGGCTTATAATGCATTTTTTCGTCAAAATTAACTCGCCCCAAATCCTTACTTCCAGTAATCGCATAAACAACACGAAGCACATCTTGCACCGCCCACTTCGCGGTATCTGGGTTGCCGTGCCCAGTGTTATAAGTTAGCTTGAATTGAGTGCCTGTAATTTCTCCGTTCATTATTTGATACGTAATATCAAACTTAGCATAATTAGTTGATGTAGCTCCCTGCTCGCTTCCAACGACTTGAAGTTGAATCTCCGGATAAACGCCAACTGGAGGAAGCGCAAGACCTCCCGATTTTGACGGATCAAATCCTTGTAAATCTGGTGTATTTGTATCTATAAACATAGTAACATTCCTTATATAAATTAAAAAAAGTAAAAAAAATAATAAAAACTAATTAGTCGGCGGGCATGTTCCTATAGCCTTTACAAAATCACCCCATCCATTGCTATATGACACCTCGACAATTTCAGGTAAATCAAGGCTATTTTTAGCATTGATACCCTTCGCGCGGCGCGTGATTAAATACCTCTCCTCCGTTGGTATAACCTTACCCTTCTGATCGATATGCTCACGCTTTTGCAAGTAAATCTTAGCCTCCACCAGGTCAGATACCTTTTGAGCTAGCTTATCCTGAACGCGTAAGTCTTGCATGATATAATCCTCTTTGTCAGCTTCTTTTTGCTTCGCTGGTAAGCATTGAGCGCCAATAATAATAGGTATGTTGTGCTTGATACGTATTGCGTCCAGCGCGGCGTATATATCACTAAAGAATATATTAGCCACCAAATCATAACCCTTATTAAAATTCAATGATTTAGAGTGGTCATCATTAACAATTTTTACATTATAATCAGCACATATTTTATTGTGTATAGCCTTTTCTATCCAATCTATGGAATCAAGGCATATAGCACCATATTTTAACTTTTCCTGACTATATAGCCAATCCAAGCACCCTGCTATTTCATTAAATGTTGAAGCCTCGTATATAGCGGCTGGATTTTTTGAGCTGAATTTCTTCTCAGTGTCAATAACAAATGGATTTTTTACACTAGCAATAAAACTTGATTTACCGTGGCCATTTGGCGAAAACACTAAAACAAGCGGCGCTTTTATGGGTGCAGTAGTCTTTATATCTTTTTCGTTAAATGCATTATTCATATTAAATTACCTCCTTATATTTAACGCCATCAACAACAACAGTTTTTAATTTAACTTTTTCCTCTTCAACGAATTTTAGAATCCCATAGCCAACAACTCCACCACCATTTACTTCTGAGCACGTTATGGTTTTTTCATCATCATCTACTTCGCGCCAAGTGCATAACCCTGCAAATATTTGTAATCCAAATGATATAGATTTTTTGCATGTGATTTGCAATCCTGATTGGATTCCATATTCTTTGCCAGCCTCGATATACTCGCCAGCCTCGATAGACCCGCCAGCCTCGATATACTCGCCAGCGTTGATAGACCCGCCAGCCT